GGGCTGCTTGTGTGTGTGTAATGCCAAAGCCCCCAAGGTAATACCAAGCAATACCCCGATCACGACCAAAGTCGCCCGGAATCTTACCACGTATTGTGATTTGGGACAGCGCAAGTTAAGGAGGTATATTATGAGTTATTCAAATCCTGTAACAACGCGCATTCAATCAGGTGCTGCACAAGACATGGGCAATGGTACACCTACCGTTTTCTCCTTTAAAGGGCCAACGGGGATGCAGGGAACCATTATTGATGTTGGTATTGAAGTAACTGAAACGTTTGCTTGTGACTCCACAGAGGCATCATTTTTGGTTGGAACAACTTCCGATGACGATGCTTATGCTAAACTTAACATTACGGATGGTACTGCTTTGACTGATACATTCAATATCCAAGACGATACGAATGCTATTATTTCAGAAGCTCTTCCTGCTGATACTCAGATCGAATGCAAACCAGTTGTTGGGGTGGATTCTGGTACTGAGGCTGGTATTGGATATCCATACGTTGTTGTTGAGTGGTATTAAGGAGGATTACTATGGCTAAAAGTCATTCAGCAAGTGGTAAAATCCCTGAAAATGGTCTATCAAGTTTGGAAAAGGCTACTGAAACTCCCAAGGAATTGGGAATGGATAGTCACGGCCCGAACCAAGTGCCTATGGGTATTGTGAAAAAGAAAGTTTCTTCACCCGGTGAAGGTTCTTTTCAATTTCGTTAACAAAGATTCGGGGGGGTTAACGCCCCCCCTTTCTTTTCACTATGGAGGCCATGATGGCTAAAAAACAAGGATACAAGGCGAGACAAGATGAATCTCTTGGTGCTCGTCGAGGAGCCAGAAGTAAATTAAAGGGTAATGTTTCTAAGGCCGGTCGTAGAAAGATGGCATCAGGCCCACGCAAAGCTGCTGGCGGTAAAAAGTACGGATTAAAAAAGTGAGGACAAGATTATGACTATGACTTCTCTTGTTATAGGGTCAGGCAAATTTCAGAGGGCAACCTTTGATAAACACGCTAAACCCTCGAACAACCCGAAGGAAAGCGGTTACACTCTGGTTGATTCAGTTGATACTTATATGAATGAAAACAATCAGAAACAAAATAATGCCAATGTTGGTAATAGACCTGAATGGGTAGGATGGTCTTTAGAATAAGGAGGAGTATTTGTGGCTATTGATTGGTCGAAGCCCTATGCGGAAATTCATGGGATTCATGCGGCCAGCTATGAACAGGATGGCATCTATTACGGTGTTAACGGAAAAAAGATGCACCATCCTAAAAGTGAAGATAGAAATAAAGATTGGGCTAGAGACCAAAAAGGATTGGGTGGACGAAATCTTTTAATATGGGAAGCAAAGAATCTTGGTGGCATAATTATTGATCCACACGAGAAGATAGACTCTATACGCAGGAAGGTAATGGCTAGACTTCCTGAATGAAAATAACCCACGTTCCTAATAAGGAAGTAGAGGACTTTGTTCCTAAAGACTTTGGTGGAATAAGAAATAATAAGACAGTATGTATAGTTCGATACGGAGCTTTTGGTGATATCATACAGGCTTCTTCTTTATTTCCAATATTTAAAGAAGAAGGATACGAGGTATGTGTTAATGTAACTAAGGTTGGCGCTGGATTACTTGAGCACAATCCATGCGTAGATGAACTGTTGGTACAAAGAGATAGCCAGATAAGTAATCTAAAGTTGCGTGATTACTGGGATAAAATGGAAGAATGTTTTGATAGGTTTGTTCAGTTATCAGAATCTATTGAAGGTACTCTTTTATTGAATCCACGAAGAGAGGTAGAACTTCATGGTGAGAAACTTATTGTAGAAGAGAGTGAAGGATACAGTTTATCTAAAGAAGAGATACACAAAATATGCAATAAGAATTATCTTGAGGTGACTCATAGAATTGCTGGTGTAGAGTTTATACATAATCCTGTTTTCTATCCGTCCCCCGCCGAAAAGAGGTGGGCTAAGAAGCAGAGAAAAAGAATAAAGACGCAGAATGTAATCCTGTGGTCTCTTTCTGGTTCTTCTGTTCATAAGGTATACCCGTGGGTAGATAATGTGATTGCGTCTCTCTTGTTAAAGAGAAGAGATGTTTCAATAGTTACTGTTGGAGATAACTTGTGCCAACTTTTGGAAGTTGGGTGGGAAAATGAAAAAAGAGTAATAACTAAATCAGGGAAATGGCCTATAGGTAAGACTCTTGCTTTTCTTGAACACTGTAATGTGGTTGTTGGGCCAGAGACTGGTGTTTTAAATGCTGCAAGTATGATGCGTAATCATAAGTGCGTTTTCTTGTCTCACTCTTCCAATGAGAATTTAACTAAGCATTGGAAAAACACAACTGCATTCGAGCCTGAGAATTGTCATTGTTTCCCGTGCCATAAGATGCATTTTGGTTTTTCTACCTGCAATAGAGACAAAGAAACTGGTGGCGCTAAGTGCGCCTCTAACATAAAACCTGAGAGGGTAGTCGCAGATATTTTGAGAAATATGAGATGAGCACATATCTAGTATTATGCCAAGACATGGCTAGGGACGTAGGCATACCCGGAACAGGCCCAAGCGATATAACTCCTACTATTGAAGAGGAGAAGGATGTTGTCCGTTACATAAAGGATGCGGATTTAGACATCCAGAGGATGTGGTTTAACTGGGATTTTCTATGGACAGAGTATTCAACGACTACTGTAGCATCCACTTCTACAGTTACGTCTCCCACGCTTTTGGCTCAATGGAACATTGATTCTGTAGTTTATGATCCTACTGCCGATAATTGGCAACCATTAAGTTATGTTGGATGGAAAGAATATAGAGATAATTATAAGTACGGAAGTGTTGCGACTGGTACTCCTGAGTATTTTTCGGTTAAGCCTGATAATGTGATAGATATGTATCCTACTCCTGATGCGGCGACAACACTCACGGCAGAGTATTGGGCAGTACCAACTGAGTTATCTAGTTCCAGTCAGGTCTCTGTCATACCAACGTGGTTTCATAGGATTATTATTTGTAGGGCAAAGATTTACTATGGTGAGCAGAATGATGCGCCAGAGGTTACCTCTGGGGCTATTGCAGAGTTCACTGATTTAATAGATAAGTTAGAAGCAGATCAACTGCCGAGTCAGAGAAACAGAAGATTTTCTGCAACTCAGGACTTAGCTAATTTTACAGTGGTTCCGCAATGACTATTGCTAGGAGAGCGCCTCCATCTAGCGTTGGCTCTCAGTATTTTCCATTTTCGGGCGGGTTGAATATTATTACTCCCGCCCTTTCTTTAAAACCCGGCGAGTGCATAGCCGCTGATAACTTTGAGGTAGATATCCGAGGACGATATAGAAGGCTAGATGGTTATGAGAGAGATGATGGGACTGGACTACCATCGGAAATAACATACTACAGAATTCCATTTACCGTAGGAACGGCTAAAGATTCCGTATTCAGCAATGCATTTGGAAATGGTTTTGATATGCAGATTCCCTCTCAGGGTGATCTGGTAAAAGGAGAAAGCAGTGGGGCTATAGGTTCTATTCTTCAGGTAAGTATGGAGGATATAACTGGTGATGATGAGGCTGGGTCTTTTTCTAATTCAAATGGAGAAGGGTACATTTACTTTACTGTAGTAAGTGGAACTCTTCAAGACGGAGAGACAATGTTTTTTCTAAATAAAGATAGCGCATTTGGCGCTGCATTTAACGTGGAGTATGGATAATGGCAACAGAAGCATTAAGAAAAACAAGAGCAGTTTTAACCGGGACAAGTTTTGCCAATAATACTACTGGTGCTATTACTGCTCAATTTGTAAGACAATTTGTAGAATCAGGAATGGGGGCTTATGGTTGTATAAATAACGCTGCTGGTGATGGAACGCCAGCGACTCAGGCTATTGCTAATGCAACTACTGCAAAATTTGATTGGTCTTCAGTGGCTGGAACTGATGTGGCAGACGACACTGGAACTGTATCATCAACGACTGTGGGCACCGATGCTGATTACGCAACCGATAGAATAAGGATATATGACAAGGGATTTTTTGTAGTAAATCTATGTGTATCATTAAAACAGGCTGCAACTGCAAATATACTATGGACGGCTATGGTATCAACAGACAATACTGGGGGAACAATTACAGATACCCCCGTTCTTAAATCATTGCAATATATAACAAATGCAAACGATGTAGCAAATTTTGCCATGTCTGGCATGATTGACACCACTGGACATACTACTTATACCGATGTGTATGGCAGGATTAAACATGATAACGGAAGTAGCCAAAATATATATCTACAGTATGCTCAAATGACAGTTCATAGAGTTGGATAATGGGACTTTACGCAACGTCTCTTTCCAATAGCGCACCTGTATTAAGAGACGCCACGGCTGACTCTTCACTTCTGCCAGAGTTGCAGACTCGAATAGAGGAGAAAAGAGAGACCATTGATGTTGTTCCCGGCGAAGGAAGTGTTCTTGGTGTATGGGGATATCTGGGTGATCTTTACTCATTCAGGAACAAATCTGGTGGCGCAAGTGCGGGTATGTATAAAGCAACCTCTGCTGGGTGGACTGAGATTGATTTAGGTACAGCTTTAAACTTTGATGGAACCACTGGCAATGGTGAGATGGTGATCGGTTCTATTTTAACTGGTGCAGGGGGCGCTTCTGGCACGGTAGCAGGTGTTACCTATTACGGTAACTGGGATACTGGAGCAGAAGGCACCGTAGTTCTTACAGGGGTAACAGGTACTTTTGTTAATAATGAAACATTAAGCACTCCTACTCTCAGTTTTGATGGAGGAGATGTAGAGATATTAGAAGGGGATACCATAGTAGGTGCCTCTTCTGGAAAGACAGCTACAGTTAAAATAGTTACGATTGCAAGTGGTGGTTGGTCAACTGATGATGCCGCAGGTTATTTGTCTATTACTGGTAATACAGGTACATGGACAAATGATGAAGAGATACATGTCCTTGGAGCCAAACGGGCGCTAGTTAATGGGGCAAGCGAGCCATCCTCAAAGACATTAGCATATGCTTATGGTACTCAGTATGCACAAACTATCCAGCCCGGTGGGGATTATGAGTTTGTTAACTTTAATTTCCAAGGCGAGGAAGGAACTGAAACAATGTATGGTGTCAACGGAGTTGACAATGCATTTGAGTTTGATGGCACTAACTTTACAAAGATAAGAAGTGGCTTATCAGTAGATACTCCTAGTCATATAGAGGCGTATAAAAACCATTTGTTTATTTCTTATTCTAGCGGTTCTCTTGTTTGTTCGGGACTTCAATTACCTACAGTTTTTAGCACCACTACGGGTTCGACAGAACTGATAGTTGGTGATGCTGTTACTGGGATTTCAGTAGAGTCTAAGGATGCTCTAGCCGTGTTTGGTAGAAATAACACCTATATTCTATATGGCAAGAGTAGAGATGATTTTAACCTAACTACGTTCTATACTGGTGCGGGTGCGGTTGATGGCACTGTAGAAAAAATGCAGACAACTATATTCTTGGATGATCGGGGACTCACATCCCTAGGCGCTACACTTAACTACGGTGACTTTAAGCAATCCATTATATCTGAAAAGATTGATCCACTCATCCAGAAATACAAGGACAGCATAGCGGTTTCTCTCAGAGTTAGAGAAAAGAACCAGTACAGGTTGTACTTCGATGACAAGACTGGTATAACCATGACGTTTATCAATGGTAAGAATGAGGGGATACTCCCATTTACCATGAGAGACCAGATTGCTTGTGCTGCCTCTACTGAAAATATAAATGGAGATGAAGTTTTATATGGTGGGTTTGATGACGGTTACGTTAGGAGAATAGATTCTGGCACGTCATTTGATGGCGGTTCCGTTGCGGCCTTTCTCAGGCTCGCATACTTCCATTATGGAACCCCACAGTTAAAGAAGCGGTTCAGGGAGATTCTTCTCGAACTCGCGGCTGATACAAGCACGACATTGAATATTTATCCTGACTTTAATTACGGAGACGGTACTGTTCCTACAGCGGCGGCTTATGATGTAACAGTAACTAATGACGAGTGGACGGTAGACGATGTTACCAACCCCACTCTTGGTATAGCAGTGCTTGATAAAGCCAGAGCCAGAATACAAGGTGTTGGAGAAAACATGGGAATTCTTATAAAGAACACGACTACATATGATAGTCCAGTTACTCTACAGGGTGCAGTTGTTCAGTACTCTGACAGAGGATTGAAGAGGTAATAGATATGGCAAATACTACTACTTTTGAAGAGTTTAAAGGGGGAGAGTGGGAGGGTAAATCCCTCGATTGGGCTAAGGAATCAGACTGGAAAAACTACGAAGCCGTTATGGCTGACCCCTCAAAAAGTGACGCCTTAAAGGAAGCCACAGCGAAGGCACATGGTCTTGAGTGGACTCCCCCATCATCATCAAAAGAGAATGGTGCCGATCCGATAGTATATGAGCCACCTGATAGGCCATCACCCCACGAGCCAGAAGATAGGCCCACTTATGAAGGCCCACCCTATTACGATCCACGCACCTTTGATCCCACTCCATCGTATCTGGATTTGCAAGAACTTGAACCGGAGGATTATGTAAGCAACAGAATCGCCATGTTGCTCGACAAGGGGAGTCCTTTGTTTAGACAGGTGTCTGAAGCGGCGGCTAGAAAGTTTGGTAACCGTGGCACTCGTGCACAAGAAGCCATGATGGGTGAGATAATGAAGGTAGCGCGGCCTATCGCAGAGGCTGAAGCCTTAATGCGGGAGCGGTATAAGGGCAAGTTAAATGATGCTTTCTTTAAGCAGATGGATATACGTATGTCAGGGGCTATGCAACAGGCGGTTGCTCATATTTCTGGAGAGTATGGGTTAACAGTTGCAACAATGCAGGACATCACTAACCAATGGAAGGCCCAGTTAGCGGCTGATATGCAAGCCTATAATATAGAGACTGGAGCGGCGGTATCAACATACGCTACTCAGGTGCAGGAAGCACTGGGAATGCGTGGTCTAGATGTAAAGATGGCAGACATTATGTCTAAGATTGAAGACAATGCAGAGGCGGCTTCTTTCATCTGGGATATGATATATGGAGACAATGATCTTAGCCCTGCTGAGTTCCATGAAAAATGGAAAGAGAAGTGGGCTGACCTAGCAGGTGATACTGAGACTGAGACTGGTACTACTGGGACAGTAGTAGACATACAGGCCAGCATAAAGGGAAATATTTCTAGAGCAAATGACGCTTTTAATAAGGGAGATGCGGCGGCTGTTGCTCGAATTTGTAGCATTGCGGCTAACCAAGCACGATCTAATGCTGGTATAAGCGCTGAATGGTACAATGCTAATAATGGGCCGTGTCCTAATATTTAATGATAAGAATCGCTAAGAACAGCGACATAAAACAAATCATAAGGGTGTGTAAAGAAGCACACCAGTCGTCTCTCTCCAAAGATGTTCCCCTCGATGAGAAGGTTCTCTGGAAGAACATACAGGTTTGTGTGCTCTCTGCCGAGCACTTGGTTAATGTTGTAGATATAGGTGGGACAATAGAGGGTGTCTTTATTGGAGTCACCCATCAACTGTGGTACTCAAGAAAGAAACAGGCGGTAGACCTGTTCTTCTATGTAACAGACAAAGGAAGGGGCTGGGGCACTAGTATGCTTCGAGCCTATATACGTTGGGCCAGACTAAACAAT